TTCTATAGTTTTAATATTTCTTCGTAAGTATAGTTACGTTCCATGTAGGTTGACGGATTCTTCAAATAATTTTCAGCAAGGTCGCCTTCTCTCCTAGGAGAATGATTGACCTTAAAATTGACATTGTTTACATCTTTAAAAATATCAATAATTTCTCCCACAGTACGTGTGTCACCATAGGCCAGGTTCTCAATAGAATTACTTGGGTTATCTATGGCTTTGATGATAGCTCTGCAAATATCATTCACATGGACATACTCACGTATTGCAGTACCGTCCTTGGTCCCATAATCAGTACCATATAGAGAGAAACTACCTGAGGTAATAGCATTCGTTAGATTATAGAACAGACCATCAGGATTCGTTGCAGGATGACCGTCAGCACCAATCACGTTATAGAAACGAAATATGGTGTAGTCATTTTCTCCAAGTTTCTGTTTGATAATACTTTCAGCCATAAGTTTAGAATATGCATACGGACTACTAGGATTGGAAGCAGCGCCAGTCGATGCAAAAATAAAATTCTTATACGACAGTATTCTAAGGACATTTAAAGTGCCATCCACATTTGTTTCATAGTAATCTATTGGATCTTTTACAGATTCACCTACACGAACCAATGCGGCCAAATGAATGACTGCATCAAAGTGTTCTCCTGCCCACTCACGCAGTATACTATAAGATTTACGAATGTCGGTGTACATCCAGACCGAACGATAAATTTCAATATCAGGTCTAGTTTTTCGAATCATTTGGCAGAGATGGTTACCAATGTAACCTTCTGCGCCAGTAACTAATACTTTCATTTAATGCAAGTTTCTTTCATTCTGATAAGAAGCTTGGTTTACCTTGGCCAACGAATCTATCGGCCAAGTTCTCAGCTTCTTCCTTTACGTAACTCCTGGTGGAGTGAGTAAAAGCATTGTTAACAAAATATGCAATAGTATATACACCCATTGCATCTTTTCGCACTTCACTCTTTTTATCTTCTGCTTGGACAGAATAACAAAGTTCAAACATAATAACTCCTATGCAATTAATTCTATGAATCGGTTTAGGACGACTCTGCTTGTTTTTCTTGATGAAGAAAATTTAGAAAATGCGGTTGCAATGTTTCGCATGGTTGCATCTTCCGCTACTTCAAATTCCTTATCTTCATCTGTATCTAGGTTCTCAGCCCTAATCAAATAATATTCGTCAAAGCCAGCAGTAGTAACAACTGAATACTTGTCAGACTTAAAGTCTTTTTTCAATTTTTCATATTCATGTGGTTTTATATTCGGATAAAAGTTAGGAATAACTCCAGAAAAATTACGACCACTCAGAATATAGAAACCAACAATGTTACATTTAGTGCGTGATTTTAACAATTTAATATATGCTGTAGTCAGTTTGGTTTCATTGCTTGGATCATTGACCATCACTTCATTTTTTGTAATAGGGTCTCGAATCACAATACGTTTATTACGAGTAGCATATGTGTCATTTATATAATTACCAGCTCCGTCACTTATTGCAATAAATTGAGAAGCTTCGCCGTCTGTAAGAAATACAGTGTTAACAACTTGCAGTCGGTTTTCTTTTTGGAATTTTGGAACAATTTTCATTGCAGCAACAATACATTCATTCAATGGTGTGCCGCCTAGATTGAACCAAGCTGGAATACGGTAACGATTTAAACGTTTATAACCTAAGAGTGCTCCTGCAGCTTTTGCAAACATTGTGGCAGGCATACGATTAGATAACAAATTCAACAATTTAAATGGAGACATTACCATGTCACCACGTTTGGCTGAATGTCTCATGTCGTTCATATTTAATTTATAACAGTTTTCATCTGCGTATTCTGACGTAAAGGAATATACTTCATAGGGAATATTAACTTTTTTACAGAACATCACCAAGTTCAACAATTGTTTGATTGTATTATCGATATGATCGACCATAGAACCAGACCAATCAATGAACATAACCAGTCCATGCGATTTTCCACCTGGAATAACAGTAATTTTCTTAAACAGGTCTTCACTAAAATTGTAAGAAAAAATCTTAGACATATTCAGTTCACCAGTTTTTGAAACTGTTGCACGCTTTAATTGGTCCGCATTTTTACGCAGTTCAAATTCTTTTACAAGATAAGAAACAACTTTTTTAGAATCTTCACGGAATTTAAGAAACATTTCTGTTTGTTGTTTTACATAATGTTTAGAATCAGTATAACTATACTTCGAATCATATTCTTTGCATTCTTTTTCGTAACGAACCCACAGTTTACTATAATCAAGAACAAAGTGGTCTAGATTTAAATCTGGAACATTTCCATAGATAATTTCATCTTTAGATTTTGTTGAGAACAAACGGTTTTCATTTTGACGATATGCTTCGTCTGTTTTAGAAACAGGTTCTTTTTTACCACCAAAGCCACCGGTGCCAGGTGCTTCTTTTGAACCAGAATTTCCTCCAGTGCCGTTTTCGTTTCCATTGGAACCAGAGTTTTCTTCTTTTTCACTTTTCTCGTCGGATTCTTTCTTTTCTTCTTTTTCGCCGGCTTTTCCTGATTTACCGTTTCCTTGAATTTGGATTTCTATGTTGCCATCAGATTGTTCAGAACCTTCATCAGATTCTTTAAAATTGATGGGTAGATTTTTTAGGTCAAATTCTTGTACTTCTTCTTTTTCTCCAATTTTTTTCATGTATTCGGATACTTTTTTATACACTTCTAAAACATCATCATAAGTTTGTGTGTTTTCGATTTCTTTTAGAATGTCTGTTTCAACTTCATTGAATTTAATACCGGTTGTTGAACCGCCTTTGCAGTATAGATTCACACGGTCAATAAAATTCAATTCATTTAAATCTTGGTCTTTTGTTCCAAAAAAATCTTGGTCGACCAATTCTTTATAAGCACGAATGAAGGATTGACGAATGCCAGGATATTTGATTTTGATTTTACGTTCAATACGGGAATCTTCCAGTACATTCATAACACTCAAAGAGTATTTTAATTCGTGGGCTTTGTGTAATCCATCAAGTGGTGTCCACAATGCATGAGCCACTTCATGTCCTAGAAACAAATCATAGAGATATGTTGAAATTCCATTTTCCAAAATTGGAATAGTAAGGATACGATTTTGAACATCAAAGCTTGCCGTCGGAACATGACGTTGTTCAATGTGTAGATTTTCTGTTGCCATTAGTTTGGCAAGAATTGATTTGGATTCGATTAGTTCCATATAGCTTCCTGTGTACTGAGAATCATTATAGTAACACAACTAGATTTATTTGTCAAGGCTTTGTTGTTTTTCAGCATCAACTTCAGTAATAATTAATATTCCGTCAGAAACTTCTAAATTCAGTACGGTTCCTTCTTTCCAACCTTTCATTTCACATAACTCTGGCGGCAAAGTTAGAATTCCGTCGCCGGATCCGTCTCCAGCATCTTCAATTGTTGTTGACCAAGTAGAATCAGTCATATTGTTGCTTAAGTTTTTCATAATTTTCTAAATCCTGCTCAAATTGTGTTGTAACAGCCCAACGGCGAACCGCTTGGTTGAGCTCATTTAGTGATTCCGGCGTAAATTTGGGTTTTGTATCATTATTTTCTGTCATTTAATAATCTCCGAGTGTGATCCGCTCAACTTTTTCAGGATATTTGACTTTCCTGCTAAAATTTTTTGCGGTTTTGTGCTTTTGCACAGGTTTGATGGGAGTCCGACAATGCGGACGTTCTAATTTTACGGTAAATTTAAGATTTTTCATATTATCGCCTCATACTAGATATGTCTTTTGCTTGTTCATCAGTAAAAACAGGTACGGCGTTAGATTTATGCATTGTAGCAATACCCTTGACCATTGTTCCTGTGTAAACGTTTGTTGGCTTTTTGATAGCGACAGCTAGTCCTGTATCTAGTGACTTGATTTTTGCAGTTTCACGGACGTAAACATTCGTAACAACTGGACTTTTGATAGACAAGTTGCTGGAATATTTACTCAATGACTTGGGCTTCATATCTTCAATGGATTTGAGCCATGCGTCATATTGTGCCTGTTGTGTCTTAGGCACTTTCCGTTTTTTGGATTTGGGAGTCCTGCAATGTATAAACATAATATATTTCCGTACAAGATTTACATTTTACAGAGTTTTTCAAAATTGTCAAGTGTTTGTTGTATAAAAACAACACTTATCTTCTAAATTTCCTTGAATCTGCTTCCCAACTAGATTCTATAACATCAAATTGCGATTGGCGAGTAAAAGTTTTTTGTTTTTCTCTTTTTTTACGTTTATCGTATTGATTTTTTTCGAAATAATGATCTTCACTGTAGTTTCTATCTTTGCGAAACTTCTCTACAAATTTTGACACCTCTTAAACTCCTTTTTTCTATGGCAACATTGCCGGGAAAGCTTCTTTGACGAACTTATAATCTAAACCTTTAACGCCAAAGTCTTTTCTGAAAATACCCATGATAACTTCTGCTTCACGGGGTTCTAGATTTTGTAACAATTCTACTAACAGTTGCTCACGCTTTTTATCTGTTAATTTATCAGCAGTTTCATTGCCTTTTTGAAACATGTATAGTTTCCGCATTTCTGTTGATAGTTTTGCATAACTCATTCCTGCGGGAACATCTTTTATTACATAACCTTCAGGAACTTCATCGAAATACCATTTTGGTTGTGGATGAAAACCTAGTTGTAATACTTCGGTTAGAACCTTGGAAAGATTTTTTCCAATAATGTCCATTCGTTGTTGCTTTGTTTTAGCAGTTTCAAATTCGTCAAATACTTCATATATATTTTTCATTAAAATTCCTCAATTACTTCCATTAAATTTTTCAGTTTATATTGAATAAAATAGTTAAACATCTTTTGTTTAGATGCAGGCTTAGTTTCATCATAAGTATTTATGATTTTCTCTTTGATATCACCTGGGATTAACATCAAATCAATTAGTGTTTGGTTCCTTGAGAATCCTATACGTGCATTTTCATCTTCCCATTCCCCGTAATGTTGACTCATCAATTTATCAAGTTTGTTCTTATTGATTGTGGTTTGCCTAACTCCTCGGACAAAACAATCAGATGGTGAAAGAACATTAGGTATTCCATCACCTTTATCACCTTTTATAATTTTCTCTTTGAGTTCATTTGATGGGTTCTCAGATTTGATATATTTCTTTTGTACAGGATTGTATTGCTTGATGTTTGCACCATAACGCTGTAATTGTAGAAAATCTCCGTCACTGGAAAGTATTAATATTTTTTGGTGAGCAACAAATCTTGGTGCAAGTGTACCAATAATGTCATCAGCTTCTGCACCTTCAACATCGATAACTTTATATGGGAAGTTTTCTTTTAATTCTTCTTTGAATTTAGTCAACAATTCAAAAATCAGATGCCAATCTAATGCAGACTTTTCACGAGTTGCTTTACGACCTGCCTTGTAGAATGGAAAGAATTCCTTGCGCCAATATTTACGGTTGTCACAACAGAGTACAACTTCTCCGTATTCGTTGCGGAACGTCTTTAGGTGCATCCTAAGAATGTTTAATACCATGTGTCGGACTAAGTTTTCCTCCAACTTAATTCCTTTTTGGTTTG